AGAAACTTGTTCAGATAAGCTGCGGTGTTGCGTATGACGACAACGGCGACAATGTTGAACTGGATTGTCAGCCTCGCATAAGGACAGTATGTGAAACTATAGATGAGGTGGGGGGTAAGGTTATCATCTTCACTCCTCTCACTGGAACTCTGCATATGCTAGAGCGAGAGCTTACGAAACTATGGACAGTCAGTGTTGTGAATGGAGCCGTAAGCTCTAAGAAAAGAAACCAGATTTTCCATAACTTTCAAGAGACACCGGAACCTAAGATACTACTGGCGCATCCAGCGACCATGGCTCACGGGCTTACTTTGACTGCCGCATCCACCATCATATGGTATGGGCCGATCACAAGTAACGAACAGTACGTACAGGCTAACGGAAGAATTGAACGTATAGGTAAACGATATACCTCAAACATCGTACACATAGAAGGTACACGCCTTGAGCGTAGAATGTATAAGCGATTGGAAACCAAGCAGAGATTGCAGGGCATCCTGTTAGATCTGATACAACAGGAAATGGAGTAACTTATGGCGGAAGACTTAACAGTTGAGCAGGTAGTGGAAACTTATCTTCGGCTGCGCAAACAGAAAGAAGCTATTGAAGCTAAAGCTAAAGACCAAGCTAAGGCTCTAAAGGAAAAGATGTCTAAGCTAGAGGCATGGATACAGATCAAGTCGGATGAAACAGGAGTCAAGTCCTTCAAGACTGATAAAGGTACAGCCTTTATAACAACGAGTGATTTCGCCAGCGTCGGTGACTGGGATGCCGTTCTAGAATTTGTTCAGCAGAATGAAGCATGGGATATGCTGACCCGGGGTGTAAACAAAACCGCCGTGCGTGGACACATTGAGGAGTATGAAACTATACCCCCCGGTGTAAACTTCGGGACAAAGTTAGGTGTTAGTGTGCGCTCACCCAGTAAGAGGGCATAGCCATGCCAGTACATATACCCCGATACAAAGTTACTAGAGATACCCGCGCTGGGCACAACGGCAAGATTATAACGTGTCCTAACTGTGATGTGGGAACCCGTGTCTACCACTTCTCATGGAGTAGTTTAAAATGCGCCCACTGCAAGGAATTTGTTGATAAGTATAAGTGGTTAGTAGGAGATCCCAATGCATAAAGTAATGTCAGTCTACACCATATCGAATGGGTATCTCCTAAAACTAAACACTGTTGGTGAACATACCGACGAATGGTTCGATGGTGTAGAGAAGATGCAGGATACCCATGTAGGTCCGCAAATAGTTATCTACGCCAAGGATGCCGTTGGCATTGCAGAAGAAATTATAGCCGCCCAAGCACGGCTAAAACTAGACCTTCCAGAACAAATGGAAATGTTTGGACCCGATGTTAACTTAGGAAAAAAAGAAAGGACATAATATGTCAAATCTAATACCGACGAATGTTGAAGTACCTGCCCACCTAGCAGGGCGTGTAGGCCAACCCTCCGCGTTAGCTGAGTCACTGGGTGGTGGGTTAGCTAAGAGCGCAGACTTCCCACGCATATCTATTAAAGCCTCGCGGTTTCGTATCGTTGAAGGTGGGGCAGAGAATGTCCTTAATGATACGACTCTAGAAGTTGTTATAGTTGGAGCCAATCCACGGCTATCCAAAGCGTGGTATGCAGAAGCATGGAACCCGGACGCAGATCCTAGCGCACCAGACTGCTTCACTCTTGATGGTATATCGCCCAGCCCTGAGAGCGAACAGCCGCAGAACGATATGTGTGCCACCTGCCCTAAGAACGCATGGGGTAGCCGCGTTACAGATACAGGCATAAAAGTAAAAGCTTGCTCTGATAAGAAACGTCTTGCTATCGTAGCGGCAACTGATCCGTCCGGTCCAATGTTCCTTCTAGAGGTAACGGCGGCTGCACTCAAAGGACTTAATCAGTACCAACGGGAACTGACCATGCGTGGTATAGCTCCAGAGATCGTCAAGACGGTTGTATCTTTTGATACCAGTGCCTCTTTTCCGAAACTCCAGTTTGGTTTCGGTGGTTTCATAGATGAGCAGACGCAGACAGCAGTGGATAAACTGTTTGGTTCTGATAAAGTTAAGCAGATAACAGGTGAGACATCTGCTAGCATAGCTATCGCAGCAGCTCCTGCAGAAGAGGCAAAGATTTCAGAACCTGTTGTGGAAGCTCAACCCGAAACAGTTCCGGAACAAACTGGGGTAGCTTTCGGACAACCGACCACCGACGTTGCCGCACCTACCAAACCTGCTCCTGCGGCTCCTGTAGCTGAAGAGCCAACGGCGGCACCCGTTGCCAACGAGGGTACGGCTGCATTAGCAGACGAAATCACTGCGCTAATGGCAGAGGTAGCGGACGATGCCTAAATCTTTACTGGACTTCACACAAGTGGAAGCATTGCGAACGCACATGCTTCTTACTACTGCACAGATGGCTAAGCTATTGGGCGTTTCCAGAGTTACATACTCTGGTTGGGTGCGTGGAAAACCTATCCGCGCAAGCAATAATACGAAAGCAAGAGCTGCCCTACGTAAGCTGTTCAAAGTTATTGAGGTACATGAATGGCCAAAACCAGAGGTGATCGCTATGCCTTCTAGTCAACGGTTCAACATGCTTCTTGAGTTAATAGAACCTTCGGAGTAATATGGTTGGGGAAGCGGTGAACTGCTTCCCCACTCATCAGAGCAGGGATTATTATGGATACGCTGACATTTCTACAGCGTGTTCTACCACCGGAAGGATTCTACGCTACAATAATTATCAACGATGGGGCGGCACCACAGCAAGCCTTCTTTGATACGGTGGAAGAACTCGCAACTAGCTGTGAACGATCTAATCGTTTAAGTAATAATACATACTATGCGCTCTCATCGTTTGCCACACGTAAGAGCAGAAAACAAAACAACGTACTACTCACCAAAGCTTTATTCATTGATGTAGACTGCGGCCCTAACAAGCCTTTTGCTAATCAGAAGGAGGGGCTTGCTGCATTTTTATAACAAGTCCAATATGCCCAAGCCTATGGTCGTGTCATCCGGTAATGGCCTTCATGTATACTGGATACTTGATGAGGCTATATCTCCCGACCAATGGCAACCCTTGGCTAATGGCCTAAAGCAGTTGCACACTGACCTAGGGTTTGATGTCGATCCTAAAGTAACAGCCGATCTTGCAAGAGTCTTACGTCCTGTTGGTACGATAAATCCGCGAGGCGGTAAGGAAGTGCGTGTACTAATAGACTCCCAGGGAACTGACTTACCAACACTCCAGAAGTTGTTGTGTAAAGACAGTAGTATGGGGGAGACAAAACCGGTCACCCAACGACACAGTGGACTCCTTGCTGCACTAGCTGTACCCAATGATTTTCCTCCAGCCTTATCAGATGTGGTGGTACGTAAATGCCAGCAAGTGAGGTGGGCTGTAGAGAACCAAGATAAAGTATCAGAGCCAATGTGGTACGCCATGATGGGTATCGCTGCGCACTGCGTACACCCCGAAGAAACAGCTAAAGCATGGAGTAATAAATATTCAAACTACTCCGAAACGGAAACGCTAAAAAAAGTCAGGCAGTGGAAGGCCAATACAACTGGCCCGACCACCTGTAAACAGATGGAGCTAGAGCGTCCAAAGGGGTGTAGTAAGTGCCCAATGCAGGGGAAGATAGGCTCCCCAACCCGCTTAGGCATACAACAAGTCGCAGTACCTATGTCGGCTGATGCGCCGGACGACGTAGCAAAAGCTATAAAACTACCCCGCACATTCAAGCGCAGTAACCGTGGCATAGTACAAACTATAGACGGCACGGATATAGACATATGCCCCTTTGATATCTATCCAATAGGATATGGCAGAGATGAGTCCCTAGGGTATGAGACAGTTCGCTACAAATGGAAGCGTCCGCATGTCGGATGGCAGGATCTAGTATTTAGGCAAGCATATCTTAATGACGATAGCCGAGAGTTCCCCACTGCGATTGCAGATCAAGGGATCGTACTAAACGGTAGAAACCAAATGAAAGGGTTCCAGTTTATGTTGCGCTCTTATATGAATGAGTTGCGCTCCATTAAGTCAATGACGAACATCCACGGGACAATGGGGTGGAAAGAAGATTTTACACGGTTCGTTATTGGCGACCGACTCTACAAACGTGAACCCGATGGATCAGTTGTAGTAGAAGATATCTCCCTAACTTCAGCTACCAGCAAGATGGGCAGTGATCTCTATAGCCACAAGGGAACAATAGCGGATTGGCGGTATGGCGCGAGGTTATTAGAAACAGCCGATATGCCGTGGCATATGTTTGGCCTATGCCAATCTTTTGCTTCGCCGCTATGGGCGTTCACTGGCCTCAAAGGTTTGACCATATCCCTCTGCGGTCCAACTGGTGGTGGGAAATCTCTAGTACAGCTATGGCAACAGAGTGTATGGGGTAACCCTGAGAAGCTACATGTTGCTGCTAAGTTTACACAGAATGCCTTGTTCAGTCGATTAGGTGTGTACTGCAATCTCCCCATGACTATTG